GTGACTACAATTGGTTCTTTAAAATGCTTGAAGAAAGTGCAAAGCCGATATTTTCTAAAGAATATGGTATTTCAGATTTTTCTTTTTTACCAATAACCTCAATTTTTAGAAGAACGGGTCATGGACTGGATGTTCATACTGATGAAGTTGATAAAGATCACCCTCAATATGATGCATCTCTACCAATTATTACTCACGGTTTTGTAGTTTATATTAACAATAACTATAGTGGTGGAGAAATTTTTTATCCAAAAAAAAATATAATTATGAAACCAAAGGCTTTGTCTTTAGTTATGCATCCTGGAAATAAAGAATACGAACATGGAGTTAATGACGTAACGAAAGAAATAAGATATAATCTTGCTTGGTGGACTAGATAACACAAAGAATGAGCAGTTTATAGACCTGCTCAGGTCCCCCAGGTAGCGATCCTGGGCTTATCCGTACTCAGCAATAGGGTTGCTATAAGCAACTGCATGTATCATGACGGAATAATTTATTATACTACTTCTTTTTTACTGCTGTTTTCTTTGCAGGTGCCTTCTTAACTACCTTGGCAGTCTTGAGTGCTACTTCAATTTCCTTAACATCTGGCATCTTGCCAAAAGCCAAGTCGTTAGGATTGGCTGCTCTCAATACAACGGGAACAAGTGCTCCAAGTAGTGAGTATGCTAGTGTCTGTGGATCTGTTACTCCAGAAGCATACATTGCTGTTGCTGCTCCAAGAACTGATCTTCCATATGATGCTAGTGCGTTTTTGATTTGTTGATTCATAATTTTCCTCCTAGGATATTATTTTTGTTAGTACTGTAAAGCCAATCCATAATCCAATAATTCCTGCGACTCCCGCAAAAACTGGTGGTGCTGGTACTGGCAATTTGAATGCAGCAAATACTACGCCACACCCAAAACCTGTTAATGTTGATAACAAAACATCTTTCATTGATAACCTTTTTCAATTAAGTCTTTATAGTGGATTACGCACACATCTATAATGTTAGATTCAGTAGCGTATATTTTTTCTGCTTCAAGTTCACAGCCCAATACATGGCATGAATAAAAAGCATCATATGCCAGATCTTCGTATGACTTGAATTTGATCATGTTTCTATTTTACCATAGTCCTCTGGTAGAATGCTTTTAATTACTTTATACCCTTCAATTATGGACAGCCTTTGCTGCTCAATCAATATTGGAGAGGCATATTTTTCTAAATAATCAATCACTGGTCCAACATCATTGATAAAACTATTAATCTTTTCCTGTGTAGTTTCAATATAAGTATAAGCCCAGTCACGAGAATCTGAAATAAATTTTAAAAAATCCTCATTAAATTTTTCTTTATCTGTTTTTGCCTGTGCTTCTTGTGCTTCTTGGAGCATAAAGAATTCAAGAGTTTGAGCAAGTATTTGTATATTTTTTTTCTTTTGAATATAAAAAAGAAAAGCAAATGTTGTTGATAAGACTGATAATATAACTAAGGCTACCGTTTCAATCATAATTCCTTTCCACCCTCTCGAACAAGAAGAACAATTGCACCATTATCTTCTAATGCTTTTTTAACACGAACCATATACTCAATTGCCTGTCTTTTTAATTCCACCGTTTCTAATGACATGAAGTCTTTTTCTTTTGCTTTTACTGTTATAAAATGATCATTATCTATAATCTGTAAAGAAAAATTATTTGGGCAGTAAAGTTGAACAGACCTAAAGGCTCTTTTCATTGCATCTGTGTACATACTACTCCATTGTTAATGATTGCCAAGTCATTCCCCAATCGTCTTTGTTTTTGTGGCTGGCAAACTCTTTTGATATTTCACCATTCTCTAAAAATACTCCACCCCAAACACCCCACTCTTTGCCTGAAATCCCAACAGAAAAACAATCTTTTCTTACTGGACACGAAGAACAAAGTGCATCTATTGCTGGCCTTAACGACTCACTTTCTTCATACTTTTCAAAGAATAAATTTGTATCATAGTCTAAGCAAGAAGCATTATCTTTCCATTTAAATTTATTCATTTAGATCACATACTTGTCAGGGATTTCCCATCCTTGATTAGAAGGAATAAATTCTTTTTTCATTTGCCATTTATTATTTTTGTATACTCCAAATTTTGAGTAGTAGGCTTTCTCTGAAGGAAATGTCTCAACTACTGTCCATCCGTTCCAGGATAGTTGTCTGTGCTTATTCACTATTGATTCCATAGTGGATAAAGAGTTAACTATTTTCATTATCTTTCCATTCTGTTGATGTGCTAGAGCACGAGTGTCACATAATAAAGTCTATCAGTTATAACAACTTATGTCAAGGCTGATTAGAAATTATATACGTTTGTATTTATATTATTTAATTTTGATACATGAACAATCTTTGATACTGGCTCTTTTGGATTAGACAAAAAAGCAAAATGATCAACTTGTAATATATTTTCTTGCATCCATTCAGGAGTAACCTTAATAAACTTAATAGACTTTCCTCTTGACTTCATTCCTTTTTCTGATAAGTTTGAAAACTCCATTGCCATCATGCTAATATTGTTTGGTCCTGCAGAGTATACATGAAAAACCTTATCCTCTTCTTTTAACTCAGAAAGGGCAACGGCCATTGATCTAAGGAAGACATTGTAGTTATCAAAACTACTTGTTCCCTGAACCCCTACTATCATCGTTAATCCCTTCTCGTAATTTGTCCATTATGAACAACATCTTATCTAATTGTACCTTATCCATACTGATTGTGTCAACTTGCTCTGCAGACTCTTTATCAATAAGTTCATTAACAAGTGGGGCTTTATAAAATATATTATCTTTAATCCAATAGGCATTATTTTCAACAATAATAACCCTTATGTTGGTTTTATCATGATGAACTTTTGACTGAGATCTAACATTTAATTTTCTTGAATTTTTTTTGCGATTGCTATACCGATATTGAAGCATTGATTGGCTAACAATAATAGGCTTATTATTTCTTTCTCTATTCCTTAGTACATATACATAAAAAAGCAGCACAAGAGTCACTACTGTCCCGATAGCACCATATAAGTTATTCATTAATACTCCCAGATATCAAGTATATCAGTTTTTATTAAAAAGAACCTTGATTATTTCTTCTATGATTACTCTTTCATCACTTGGTAAAGATTTTATAGCCATGGCATCAAAAGACTTTGGTCCTAATTTTACTAAAGGATCTTTATTTGTTACGTCCATGTTAAGAAAACCCTTTTCCCAAAGTTTTAAAGTTATATCTGAAAAGTATATTGATAGTTCATCGCTAAGTTGAGCATCTATTTCCTTAAGCCTTTCTGTAGGCTTGTATAGTGACTCACCAGTTTCAGAATCTTTTCCTGCAAACTCTAGGCCTCCATTTAAAATTAGATTATCGACAATGTCAAATTCATCCATTAGTCCACCCAGTTTGAAATTTAACTCTATTCTCCCAAAACCCAGGAACAATATATTTTTCTCCAGATAGTATGGTGTTTGATTGATGGAAATATGGTTTTCTTGATGGGAAAACAACAATGCTTCCTGGAGTTGGTTTTACAACAATGTCATGATCTGGTAATTCTATCTCTCCGCCTGTATAATCGTCATTTAAATATAAGACCACAGACACAGTTTTGCCTTCATCATCGTCATGGGTATCCGTATGTTTGCCCATCATGCTACCAACAAAATACTTACTAATAGATAGTGGGCAGAGCATTCCAATATCTAGCCCTGGATGCATAGACTCATAGTCTTTTGATACAGCAATAATTGAATCTGTAATTTCTTTTTCAATTTCTCGACACTCACTGTATGCTGGATGGGCTTTATTAAATAAATGCTCACGAATCATTTTTTGTTTTCCAAATGCATAATCTGACTGATAGGCTGTCCAATCAGCCCACTTGCTTACTCCAGTATCTTCTCCCAGTAGATGATCAGTGGCTTCTATTTTTTCAAGAAGTTCTTTAGGGTTTTCAATAACATTTTCATAATAATAAACATGCTTTTCTAAAATATTTCTTTTCATTTTCCAGACTTCTTTCTTGCCTTAGCCAGTGCTACAAAATCTTTAACCTTAGTATCTCCAAGATATCCCCATGCATAACCATCATTGATCATCATGTCATTAAGAGATACTGTGTCTCCATTAATATATACCCAGCCTAAAATGCGACCATACTTTTCAGATGAGTCCATCTTTTCAGTCTTAATTACAACAGACTTAGCGTCCTTTAGAGACTTCTTTAGGTACTCTTTGGCTTCAAGACCAAGAGCCTTTTCTGCAAGATCCTTTGTGCGAGACTCTGGGGTATCAATACCAGCCAGTCTAACACGAGATGCAAACAGGATATCAAACCCTAAATCAATAAGAACGTCAA